CCGCATATTGCGATAGGGTGTTGCTTTATCATACTAACCGTAGAAGAAACGGAGCACATTAACTTATATTTAATTTTCTCCCACCTAGATGGGATATCACCGACATCATCAGGCTCCCGGACAAAGCTCTTTTTACGTATAACTGTAGAGTCATAAATAAAGTTTGCAGCATTCACATACTCCTCTTCTGTCTGGAACACTTGAGAATCTGTGCTATCAACCATATCTATAATAGAGCGGATCACATTTTCACGTGAATCCGACTCGCTTAAGCTATGTTCGACGCGCCTATCAATATATTCACATTGTTTGTGGTATTGATATTCGCGATCTTTCATACGTTCGGCGAGTGCACAGGCAAGTTCATCGAAAGAATGTGGTTGAGCAAGTGACGGGTTAGCATTGAAGCAGTGCCCGGGCATATTCTCATTCCACCAAAATTCCTGAACATCAAGGTCATTGACACCAGGGACGATTTTCCTCGGGTCAAGACGCCGTTTAGAAATGTCAGTGGCATCCCGTGTTTCATCAGTGCAAAATTGGCGAGCTGGGACCACATGAACATGAAAGTCCCAACGCGCAAGGAATGCTTCACTGGAAACGATTGACTCAATATTATGCGAGCAAGTATTGCTGGTAGCTATGACAAGCTTGGAATGAAAGAAATTGTTGCCTTTATTCACCATCCCAGCCATTTCGCACGGACTAGGAAAACAATTGACATTACGAATTATTTCAAGGTAATCCCGGTTGGGATTCGATTGAGAATCTCGCAACTGGCCAAGGTCGTCATACACTGTGACAGGAAAACCAACTACGCCTTCCCAGTGTTTGATTTCAGATTGCCTAGCACCAATTATTAAGTGCTTGTTAGCCTTTATCAAATCGGCTTTACTAGGGTCATGTAACCCTAGTGTTGTACAAGCCAATGGGTAAACGTTGTATGACTTCCCAACCTGAGGCGCGCCGTGTAACATCAACGCGACAGGCCTCACTCTGATTCCACATCCATCTAAGGATTGGTTTTCAATACGAGATAGGAGCTTGTTCAAGTCTGAGATTTGAAGCATGAGTATTGATCGCAAATTAGCATCAGTATGGGCATATTTGCCCATCAACTCCATACCTTCAATTCTCTTCCTCAAAACAAACTCTACATCTGCAGGACTCACCTGCTTCTCGCAAAAATAACCTTTCTTAAAAAAAGATTGTGTGGATTTAATATAGTTATCACAAGCATCAATGCCTGTTTTCATGAGAATAACCCTGTCTTTACCATAATAATCTGTGAATATATTACAGATTTTTTGTATATGAGTAAGAACAAAATTAATAACAGAATCAACCCCAGAAAAGGCACGAGGTATATTACCTAAGCGTCGTGTAATCTTTTCGAAGTCACACTTATTGATATCTTGGAATAAACCAATTATAAGTAGGCCGTTAAGAAGTGACCCAATATCGGAGAATCCGAGATGAGGTTCGGCCACTTCGTCAGTATCGTCTGTAAGAACACCGCAACCAAAGATATTTGGCGGAGCATCATGACTATTCACGAAAATTGACTGATCAAAGTCAAGTGATACAGCATCGCTTTTCTCGGCAGAAAGCTGCTGATACAATTTACTTAGCGCAGACAGCAAACCCTTCTTGTAGTCATTGTCATCGAAAACAAGAAGGATCGCCATGCTCAAGGTAATACCAGCAACACTCTTCTTCCAAACAGATACAATAACAATACAAAAAGCAATAAAATATAGCACCATCTTATTACTAATCTTGGAGAAATTATCTCTAAATGTATTTTCAATACGATCACAAGAGTCTCCCATTGTATCTCTAAATACGGACGAGAGCATTGTTACGCATTGTAATATATCATTACGAGAATCACCACTAAGCAGGCTATTGTCGATTATATCGCGGATGGAGTCAACAATGTTATCTGCATTACGTGACGAGAAAACTGTTTTATCCAACAAGCCATGAGGTTCAGCAACATCATAAATAATATCGAACGGGTCGAAATCATTAAACCAGTCCGATCCAGTTTCTTTCATTATGAAGGCTGATTCTTCAAGAACACGTAGGTCGAGTGTATTAGCATAGCACATAGGCACCTGTGAAGTAGTGATATACAAAGAACGTCCCAGAAAATTAACTGAAACATTATTTGCGAAATAACCACCTAGATCACAATAGCCATCTATTGTGCCACGCACTTTCTCTTTACCTTTGCGTAATGCAATAGAATATGCTAATCCGTCCCAATAAGATTTGAACTGGGTCGTATCGAGCACGGAATTCGTAAATGCATGCTTATTCTTTCTTTTACTACCCCTATCATACTGAGGAAAGATAGAGTTACCTATGTAACCTATTGAACTCAACGCAATACGGTTAGAATCAACATACCTTGCTACAATAGATTCACACAATCCCCTCCAATAAATTGTTGGGGATGTCTCGTACAAAGGATTAACGAGAAGAATATCTGCATCAGCAAGAGTTGAATGGGCAACTCTGTCGAAGAGCTGCCTTGAACGCAACGAACGCTTTTCATTCCAGGGCAAAGCGGAACCACAGGGTGAATTTACGCATGAAATTGGCTCACCAAACCCCCCACACAAACGCCCAAACAAAGATAACACATCATCCGGCAAAACACACCGTCCGGATTCTGGCCCCTCTGCATCGTTACCAAGCACGTGTTGCAGATCCACGTTTTTCTCCGTCGGAGTAGGCCCACTGCGTCGATTTTCCAACGCAGAAGCCATTTTAAATGAATGTAATAAGGAGGCGGCTAATTCACACATTGGCCAAGCGGGTAGAGTTTTAGAACAGACTGCCACTGCCCCCACAATGAAACTCACATGGGAAAGTTGCTAAATTGAAAATGTAAAGAAATAAATGATTTGGTGGCTTGATATTTGCATATGAAGCCTGTTGGGGTTCTAACCCAACACCCCTTGAATGGTACGTGTTATCGGGGACTCACACGTAGCGGTATCTAAACCCGCGAGAGTAACCATGGAGAGAAACCCCAAAAGTTAATAACCCGAAATACAACGCAATGTGCCGGAACAAGTAAGCCGACACATGTGGCGGTAAACGCCACCTAGGCGAGGGAAAAAGCAAAATACGTACATCAAAG